GATCCTTAAAGGCGGCGAGTTGTTGAATGTGAGTTTCATCACAGAGGAAAGCGCTCATGCAAGTGCCTCCTTCATTTTACTGAATTGCAAACTTGCAAACGCATTTGAGGCACGTTGCCCCCGTTCTTTTTTCGTTGGTTTTGCGAAGTCTTTTATTGTTTCCAAGTTCGCGCAAATTGCCGCCGCTCTTTTTTTGCCGAAGCTAAAACTGCGCCCGTCTTCTGTTTCTATTTCAACTATTTCATGCCCGTTGAATTTCTTCCGGGTTAGTCGAAAACTTTGTTGATTTATCATTTTGTATTTGATCCGCATTGCGTAGAATGCAATGCAGATCCGGCAATTCATACGCAAGCGGGTTAGCAAGCGCAATACTTAAAACGCAATTCGTTTGACCTTTTTTTTCCGGCGTTTTTTCTCGGTAGTGTAATTTGTGAGCTTAAATTCTCTAGGTTTTGAGCATATTTTTAGCCAACCCCGCCCAGGTGGTGAGATTTCTATCAATGCAATACGTTGTTTTTTTGCTTGGCTCTTTTTCGATTTTTTGGACGATCAAAGGGCATGGAAGTAAAGCAACCAATATTAGTGCGCGTGAAAGTCTGTGCGGATCTGCTCGGTTTATCACCGAACATGGTCAGGAACTTGATCCGATCCGGGGAACTTGAAGGGTTCAAGATCCATTCAGGTGTTTCACACGTATCAATGAAGAGCGTTAATAATTGGCTAAAGTCTCGAAAGGTTGCAGCATGATTTACCCGGCCAAACTTTTAAACATTCCTACCAAGTCGGCATCTTCTGCCGCTCATCTCTGGTTATTAGTTTGGCCGGGCTTTAACATAGAGCACTTAAAAAGGGGTGAAATACTTCGGTGCTCCCATTTATTTAAACAAATAGCGGCAAATTTCTGGCTATTTATAGAGCAATTGGCTCCTAACCACTTGAAACCGGGCTTATTTCCTAACAAATACAGCTATTTCTTTGATTCATGCCGCACTTATGACGCGGCAATCCAATCAAACGCGACAACGCATCGCGAAGGCCGGGGGGGGGGTATCAATTTTGACGCGCACCTTGAGGATATAGATGGATTACTACTCACAAAATTTCCCACAAATGGGGCTTGGGGTCGTGGTTGCCTCCAAGCGGTAAGACAATTGGTACAGACCATTATTAAGATATGGCGAAGGTTAGACTCAAACAAGTTAGTTGTCCTTTCATTGAACGCCAATTGTCCTACCAAAAAAATTTCAAAAAAAGGCCGGGGGGTTTGTCATGGATGATTCATTTAAAAACCCGATTAATGAAGATCAATTAGCAAAAAAGATCGGAATTTCTAGAACTGCCTTAAAAGGGCATCGAAATAGAATATTAGATAAAGACATTCATTGGAAAAAAGCCGGACGAGTCATCATTTACTCAGAAGAGGGTGTTTCCCGGTTAATGGATGAAGTTGGGGTTCATACCCCTAAAGACGAGTTAAAAGCCACCTTGCGCGAAGTGAGCGCCAAGGAAGGGGATACGGAGGAATTGGTCTTCGTGCGGGGTGGTTTTGCTAATGATAGGGTGATTATAGCCAAACGGGTTAATGGCGAACTAGTCACTGTTCGAGTGCGCACCAGCAAGAATTTCCGACCAACGGACGCAAAAGGGCAAACTATGAAGTTTCCCGCTAAACGCGAGGGGAGCGTGTGGATGATCGCACGACCAATACCCCGTTGGCCGGGTAAATGGTGAAAGCGAAGTGGAGGAAAACATCTTTAAAAGCACTAGATCGGCTCCTTTATCGGCGCATCAAAAAAAAGCGTTGGCGATGGTGCAAGGTCAACTACGATGGAAAACAAAAAGTTCATCTAGTAGATCCGCAAGGAAGGCTTTGGGAATTCAAATTGCAGGGAGGCGCATGGGTGCGTCCAGCATGGTTGAACGATGAGTCTGTTCCTAGAGAAACAGGCATTTGCACTGCCGTTAAATGATCCTTCGGCAAAATTGCTTTTAATTGCAATGTGCCATCTTTCCGCAACTGGAGAGGTGTACGCCAATCCTTTGACTTTGCAAAGAATGACAGGATTAGCTGAATCAACTGTTCGACTTAAAAGGCGATTATTAATAAAAAATAATATTATTATTAAAACAGATAATAACAGATATATTATAAATTTAAAAACGCCAGATTCTAGCGAAGAAACGTCGTATTCTAGCAAAAAAACGTCGTATTCTAGCAAAAAAACGCCAGATTCTAGCGGTAAAACGCTAGATTACGACACCCCCCTATATAGGAACATAAAGAACATAAAGAACGGGGAACTCTCTACTTCATTTTTAGAGTCTGAACTCAAGGCAATGTACTACCGTAAACGGCAACATCCGGGCAATCCAGAGATCACTAACCCTGTCGATAGGGACAATCAATTACGTCAGGACTTTTGGAGCTTGGTTAAACAAGAAAAAATTCTACGCGCTGAAATGGATCGGCGCATTATGAAACTAAAAAACAATGATTAATGAAACTAAAACTAACTTGGAAGCAGAACGTGGTGTTTTGGGTTGCTGCTTATTGGAAGCTCATTTGAGGGTATTTGAGGTTTACGATGCCTTGGGTAACGATGCAGTAGAAATATTTAGCATACCAAATCATCGAGCCATTTGGTTGGCATTACTTGAGGTACTTGATGGAGGAACAACTATTGACATTCTTCAGGTATCGATGGTTTTGAAAAAAAATCACGAAAAAGAAGGCCCGGATCAAGGTTGGATTGCTTTGTTAACAGAACTTCAAGATGCAGTTCCGTCTGCGCATAACCTTAAATTTTATCTTGATGCTGCCAACGATACATATCTGGCGCGAAAAGCTGGAACTCTGATTACAAAATATTATGAAAAAATTGGTTCTGAAAGTGGTGATACAAAAAAGATTTTAGAACAGTTTGAAGGAGAGTTGATGGCAATCAACAGTGATCCGGTTGGAAGAGAATTAAAAAAATTATCTGACTTGTTGCCTACAGTGCAGCAGCAAATGGAAACTTACAAAAGAGGTAAGGGCCAACTTACTGGGTTATCAACCGGGTTTGAATATTTAGATAAAATACTTGGAGGAATGAGAGGGGGCGAAATGTTAGTTATTTGTGGCCGCCCAGGTGAGGGTAAAACTGCATTTGGAATGAACATCTGTGCTAATGTCGCAGTAAAAGATCAAGCTGTTTTAATTTTCAGTCTCGAAATGAGTGCCTTGGAATTAGCTCGGCGTGTGGTGTTTGCTGAAGCTAATGCTGATATTCAAATGTGGCGAACAGGATATAGTGAAGCTGATCAGCTTCCAGATTTATCAGACACAATAAATGATTTAAAAAATTATCCAATTTACATTGATGAACGTGCCGCGTTAACGATGAATCAAGTTAGAAGTAAAGCGCGACAAGCAAAGTTAATGCACGGAATTAAATTAATCATGGTGGACTATTTACAGTTAGCCAAAGGAGAAGAGGGTAGAAGTTCGCAGTATTCACGGGAGCAAGAGGTAGCCAGTGTAAGTCGAGGGATAAAACAAATGGCTAAAGAGTTAGATGTGCCTGTTATTGCGTGTGCTCAGTTAAATCGTAATTCCGCACATAGTAGAAATCAAAAACCTACTTTAGCGGATCTACGTGAGTCAGGTCAGATTGAACAAGATGCTGATATGGTAGCAGCACTTTATCCAGTGCCAGAAACAGAAGAAAGCAATGAAGCACAAAAACATTGGAGTAAACATGATATGAGAACTGATTTACTTGTTTTAAAACAACGAAGCGGCCCAACGGGTCATGCAGAATTTACATTCAAAAAAAGCAGTGTTCGTTTTTTTGAATATCAATCCACAGAAATATAAAAAAATATGTACTTAAATAACCTATATAATGTAACGGGAAGATTTGGGCGTGATCCAGAACTTCAGACCAGACCAGAAGGATCAGTGAGTAATTTTTCAATTGCTGTTGATACTGGAAAAGATAAAGACGGAAATAATAAAGATCCCATGTGGGTTGATTGTTATTGTTGGCATAAAAAAGCAGAGCTTATAGGTGAGTGGTTTAAGAAGGGTGATTTAATTCACATTATAGGCCCAATAGAACAAAGAAGTTATATCAATAAAGATTCTGTTAAAGTTGATAAGTGGAGAGTCGAAGTTAAAGAATTTAGTTTCGTTCCTAGAAATAAAAGTGCTGACGATCTTAATAAGGAATAAAAAATGCCAAATCAACGACATCCAGATAAAAAACCAATTGGAGTGTATATGTTTAAATCGGACAAAGATTCGCTAGACCAAAACGCAAAAGTACATGGAGTTCATGTAAGTGATTTAGTTAAAGCGAGCACAGATAACTATCTTCGTTTAAATAAAACACAACAAAGAAAATTATTAAATATGTGGCAAGGGCGAGTAAAAGAATAAGACATAAAAAGTGCTGACGATCAGACAAGCTAAACAATTGTTTGCCTGTTGTGCGGGTGATCCAATTGAGGAATGGAATATTTTAGAATATTTCTACGCGCACAATCATTTAAAACGAGGTGACACTTTAAGTCATCTTGAAAAAGAAATGCACAAGCAAATAGTGTCTGATCCTTATACTTTTAAAAACAACGTAAAGAAATGGTCAAAAAATGGCTGAGTCAAAATCAATGTCAGGGCTTAATAATAAAGGACTTGAGAAAGTGGATTCTGTCGGTGAAATAAATATAGATAACATAAAAGGAACTAAAAAATTAATAGATCGTGGCGCAGCAAAGTTTTGGGCCAAACGAGGAATGAGTGATGCAACTCACGCTTACAAATATGGATCAAAAGCAGCAAAACCTAAAGACACAGACTAATCCCGCTAAGAAACCTTTAGAAAAGAATCAAGGTGAGATGTTTGAATTAGCTGAAGTTCAGGATTTAACTAAAGCAATGCTCAAGGCTTATGATAGTAAGCCGGGAGAATTTAGTGGTGCAATCATTGAGCGCAATAAAGAGAAGGTGGATCTAATGCTGGAACTCTTGGCCCAGCCTGACATGACCCATAAAAAAATTGCCAAATTACTTGGTGTAAGCCGAAACACTGTCGCAGCTTTGGAAAGAAGAGCAGAGGATGATGGTAGGTTAGAAGCTTACACGCAAAGGTTGTTACATAAAACAAGGTACGCGCATCGCGTTGCAATTGATGGGTTAATTGAATCATTAGAACATGGTGATTTACCACCAAGAGATAAGGGAATTGTATATGGCATTTTATCAGACCATCTTGGCAAGTTGGAGGGACGACCCACGCATATTATTGAAAACCGTCAAGAAATGGGGGCCGATGAATTCAAAGATTATATGGAATCGGTCAAAAAGGAATTGCAGGAAAAAAAGGCAGACGTAATTGATGTAAAAGAAAATGAAACTTGAATACATACAAACAGATTTCCCAACCATTCCAAAATTAACTGATGAGGAAATGGTTCACATGGCTCAAGAAAAAGGACTGACTTTTTTAAAACAATTTCTTGATAAAAGAGAAGCTACTATTGCTAGAGTAAAACATGATCCACTACGTTACGGAGTAACATTCCAATCATGGAAAGATTGCGATAATTTACTTGAAAATTATGAAGAGGTTTTAGTGCTAGGTGGAAACAGAAGTAGTAAAACACAATACGCATCTTATAAAACTGCAAAAACTTTATCTGAAGGTGAAAATAAAAATGTTTGGTGTTTGCATTCTACACTTCCAAGCAGCATCGAAATGCAACAGCCAGTTGTTAGAGGTTATCTACCTCCTGAATGGAGAAACATTGGTAAGGTTGGTCAAACTACAAACGTGCGTTGGACAGATAAAGGGGGATTTGCTGATCAGGTTTTTATTCTTCCTAATGGTAGTAGGACACGTTTCTTAAACTATTCAATGGATGAGAAAGTTTTTGAGGGTGGCGAACTGGATTTGATATGGGCTGATGAGTTGATCGGATATGAACTTGTTAAAACATTGCGTTACAGAATTGTTACTCGCAGTGGAAAACTTTTAATCACATTTACTCCTGTTAAAGGTTACACCATGACAGTTAAGGAATACTTGGCAGGATCACGTGTAATAGAGAGCCGACCCGCTGAATTATTAGATCAACATAGAATTCATGTGCCGGGATGTAAGCCCGGAGAAATGCCATACATACTTGAATCAAGAAGTAAAAGTGCTGCGATAATTTGTTTTCACTCTATTTGGAATCCTTTTGGTGGATATAAAAATATCGTAAAAATGCTGGGAGGAAAAACAACTGAAGAAATTAAAATACGTGCCTATGGATGGGCTGAAAGGTTGGAGGGTAAAGCATTTCCTAAATTTAATGAACGTGTTCATGTGGTTGATCCAAAAGATATTCCAACAAAAGGAACCCGTTATTGTGCGTGTGATCCGGGTGGTAGTAAAAATTGGTTTTTAAAATGGTACATCATTGATGATATAGGTCGTGTTTTTCTTTATCGTGAGTGGCCTGATAAAAGAACATTTGGAGAATGGGCATTGCCTTCTGATAAGCCGGATGGAAAACCGGGAAGCGCACAAACCAGTTTGGGTTTATCAATTATTGGATACAAAAAACTTTTAAAAAAACTTGAGGGTGATGAAGAAATTTTTGAAAGGGTAATCGATCCAAGAGGTGGGGGAGCAGAGGTTCCTAATGTGAAGCAGGGACAAAGTATAATATCTATGATGGAAGAACAACAATCAGATCCAGATGGAAATATAATTGGTGATAGATACATTTGGTATGCTGGCCCAGGTGGTGATGTTGAAGATGGAATTATGGTGATCAATGATATGTTGGATTACGATGACACTCAGCCTGTCAGCGCAATGAATCATCCTAAATATTTTATAAGCAGTGATTGTGAACAAAGTATTTATGCGTATGCAGAATACACGGGATTAGATGGTCAAAAAGGAGCATTAAAAGATGTGGTAGATCCTGATCGTTATCTTTTCAAAAGAGGCATTGAATATGTTGATGAACAATCAATGACTGCAACCGGAGGTTTTACCGCGCCGGGAAATTCAATTTTTTCAAACGTAGAAACTTATGACTATTAATGAATTGCCAATGCTGGTTAGGGCTGGGGAAGCATCAAAGTTTACGGGCTTAACCCGTGAACAACTTGCGGAATTAGCGGATCGGGGTGTTTTGAAAATGCACAGGCTAGATAAAGGCTGGAGATTTTATTCCAGAGAAAGCCTAAAAAAATTAGTAAAAGCTGAAGGAACAGAAAATATATGACAATAGAAGAATATATGGGAAATCAAGAGGTGCGAGACAACGATCTACGTTCTCTTATGGCTGATAATCGATTTAACGCGGTAAAAGCCTTAATGAAATCATTGCGTGAAGAATCTGTAAATTGGGTTTCAAGCCCTACATTAGCTTCAGAAGCAGGAAAACAAAACCATGCTCTTGGTCAAATATCGGCGTTTGTCCTGTTAGACGAGCATTTACGATCGATATGGGATAATGTGGAAGATGAAGGCATCTAAATTCACCTAAAAACACCTGAAACCGGGATAAACCCCGGTAAAACCAAATCAGTCATTTGATTTTTTAGCCAAAACCCGATTCATTCTCTGCTTCGGGCTTTTCTTTGGTTTGCCCAAATTAACCAATGTCACCGACTTGCGAGGTTAAAAGCATGAGTACAGTTGCAGAACAACAAGAGAGCCAACCGTCAGCTATAAATGACGCGGATAACATTACCCTAGAGGGCTTGGGGCAGATGTTAAAAGAAAGTAATGCCCAAACGGAAACTGGATCGGTTGAAGAGCAGACCGAACCGGATGTATCGGAAGATTCTCAAGATGAAGAAATTCCTCAGTCAGAGGAAGCAGTAGATGATGAGAATTCTGAAGGGGTAGAGGATTCCCCGGTTGAAGAAGAGGACGATGAGCCAGACGCGCAAGACGCGGATGAAGGTGAGGAATCTGAAGAATCGGAGAATAAGACTCAGGCAGCAATCAATAAGCGTATTGGAAAGTTAACTTCTCAAAAGAAATTAGCCGAAGAACAACGCCGAGAGGCAGAGGATCGCTTATCGAAAACTGAAACTGAAAACGTAAAATTAAAGGAAATGCTTGATAAGCAAGGAACTGAAAGGTTGTCGGCCAATGATCCATTGGCTTCTGTGATGACCCAAAGAGAATTGAGTAATCAGGCAAAACAGTTTCGTGAAATGCGTCGATGGGCCTTACGAAATCCAGATGGTGGCGAATATGAACTGCCAAATGGTAAAACGGAAGACTATGACAGTGATCAATCGGAACAAATTCTAAAGTACGCGGAAGAAATGTTAGAGGAAGAAATTCCAAAAAGAGAAAAATGGCTGGGCGATCATTCTCAATTAGACAATGTAATCGGACAACATTTTCCAGCTTGGAATGAAACTTCTAGCGATGAATACGGACAGTATCAGGAAATTTTACGTGAGATGCCTGAATTAAAACGCTTTCCTAATTATAAACAATTAGTGGGTGTTTTTTATAAAGGACTCATGGCTTATAATAATGAGCTAGTTTCTGCTTCAGAACCTAAGTCAAAACCAAAACCCAAGAAGGTTTCAAAATCTAGTGCTCCAACGAAAGTTGCAACCCCAGCAAGCGCACCGCCTCCGGCGAATGCGTCATCTAAACAAAAAGGGTTGTCCAAGGCTGAACAAGCAGTTTCAGATTCTAATGGAAGTGCCGATGCAGTTATGCAACTGCTCAGAGCAAGACAAGCTGCCAACGCAGCATAAGGAGAAAAATATAATATGGCATCAGCCAATAGTTATGCCTCGCCTTCCACTACTGGTGGTAACAGGGAAGACCTACGAGATGTTTTAACCATCTTGGAACCGGAACAGACTCCGGTTGTTTCCGCTATGAAAAAAGGGCCGGGGCCAAAAGCCACCTTCACAGAGGTGTTAGCAGATGAACTGGCAACACCATCAACTGATGGTCAACCAGAAGGTAAAGACATTGGATCGTTCACAAACAAAGCTGCAAAACGGCAGAGGTTTGGTAACTACATTCAAATTGCTACCCGCGATTTTGGTGTTTCCGATGTTCAAATGTTAGTCGATACCGCAGCGGTAGCTAATGAATATGATTATGCTAAAATGAAAACGCTTCGTGAAATGAAGCGCGACATTGAAGCAACAATCTGTTCAAACAATGATCGTCAATCAGGTAACGGTAATGACGCCTGGAAAACCCGTGGGTTATTTAAGTGGACAGCAAGTGGTCGTACAAAAGGTACTGATGTTGCTGCTGGAGGAAATGTTGCAACTGATCAAATGGATCGTGCTGTTGCTGCTGATATTCCTGCTGAATATCGCACACCAGAAGCTCAAGACATTAATGCTGCTGGTGATCTCACAGAAGCTAAACTTAATGGAGTGTTGCAATCTCTTTTTGAAACTCATTCATCTAAAAAAACCTACATGGGTGTTTTTGGGCCGGAAGTAGTTGAGAAGATTGATAACTTCACTCGCGTTGAAAATAATGCTACATCACAGCGTTATTCAATAAATGATAATGCTGCTAGTAAGACTATTAATTTGGAAGTGAAAGTATTCAATTCCAGTTTTGGTCGCGTAAACGTATTACCGTCCGTGTTCTTAAATCATAACGGAACTACGTTTGATGCAGATGCAGGGTTGCTCCTTGATCTGGATCTCTTAGAGCTTCAATACATGGAGCCTCTATCTGTTCATAATTTGGACAATGAAGGTGGTGGGCCTCGCGGTTACGCCAAGACTATCTATTCTCTTTGTTGTAAAAATCCAAAGGGATTAGCCGCAATTGATGATGGTGCTGGAGCAGCTTAATAAGGAGGTTAAAAGAAAGTTATGAATAAATATTCTTTAACAAATCAAGAAGCAACAAGGCAGGGTTTTACCCATATGTTTAATGTTACTGAAGCCGATTTTGTGGGTACCAGTGGCGCTAACGAATCACTTAATTTATGTGAACTTAAATTAGGTGATTTTGTTGATAATGTATGTGTGGAAATGGTTACCCCGTTTGATCATGCAAATGCAGGAACAAAGTTAGACTTAGGTGTAACTGGTTCAACTGATGGGCTTATCGATAACGGTGATCTCGAACTCACTGCCGGAAAAATAATGCTTATTGGTGAAGGATCAAATGCAACTGGCGCTCCAATTGGGGTGAATGCTGATGGTAATCTAATTGCCAAAGTCATTCTTACCACAACAACTGGTGGAGCCAACTTGACTGCTGGTTCAGTCAACATTTGGTGCAGAATCAATAAGGCAGCGGATCGTAAAGATCCAGCAGTAGACAACGGGTAATGCCGGGTCAAATACTTATACCCAAGTTCGGGAAGCGGGGGCGCGATAGCGCCTCCGTTGCCCGTGCTTTGCGTGATCCCGAACTTCATAAGAATTATATTCGAGCAGAAAAAGCTAAATACCGAAATCGTGCATCAACGATATTTCAACGGTATAAAAATTATCAACCAAATAGAAAAGCGGAATTAAGACTCGAAGGTGTAATAGATGCCCGGACTTGGTTTCGTTGGGTTCAACAAGATCCAGATTTTTGGAAAGACGATTCTAACGTCAAAAAATTTCTTAAAGACAACAAAGAAGCCACCCCGTGGAAACAATAACCTATAGCGATTTATTAAGGCGTGTTGTCTCTTATTGTCAGCGAGTTTATTCAGAATTAAGTTCAGATGATTCGGAAGCAATAAAGACCTTCCTTGATACTCGTATAAAACAAATTTGGGAGTTTTATCAGTGGCCTGATTTGACCCGTGTAGAAAAACGCTATTATAAAGCGTTATATAGTTCTGGTACTACGTATGCGGCAGGAGCAGAGGTATATTATCCGACTGAAAAAAAATATTACCAAGCACTTAAACAAACCTCTGGTAATGCTCCCACTACTTTAACCCATTGGGCTGAATCAAAACAAAGTTACGCAGATGATCCTTGGGTTGCTGGTGCAGCTTATGCCGTAGGAGATATTGTTGAATATGCTTCTGATGGATTGTTTTATGCTTGTCATACTGCTCACACTTCCAGTGGAACACTTGTTCCAAACGCCACTGGTAATAATGAAAGATGGGGAAAATTAACCGAACTTGATAAGTACGTTGCTTGGGAACAAGCCGGAAAAAACAAGATCGGGGATGTGCTGGGGGTTTGGGACGAAGATCCGCGCACGAACACAAAAGCAGAAAAGGAAAACTTTTTCCAAAGCGAAAATGGTGTGCAGATTATCGATGGGCCAAACATCGTTTATATTAAATATAGGCAAGTTGTGCCTAGCCTTTTTTATAATACATGGACTTCCGGCACAGCTTATTCAATAGGTGATGTTGTGCGTTACCCGGCAACGGGTGCAGACTTCAGTCTGTATGAAGCGCAAACAGTACACACCGCAACCGGGAGTGATGATCCTTCTGACGGAACAAATGATTGGGCGATTATAAATATCCCCCGCGACTTTAGAGCTTTTTTAACTCATGCCGCTGCCGCTGATATTCTGATTTCTGATGAAAGAGAAACTTTAGCTGGAGCACAAATTGCATTAGCAGATAAAGCGTTAATAGAGTTAGTCGATAAATTTGAACGTCAAGAAGGACAATCCTCTCAGGTGGATGTCAAAATTGATGGTTCACGTTAAAAAATGAAAGAGATAGATCAGCTAAAACAGGCGCTACAAAGCTTATACGCAGTAGCACGGGCAGCTTCAGTACCAGCCGAGGCACATGAAAACACAAAGGTAAACGCTCAGGCGATTTTGGAATACCTTGAGAAACAACCAGATTCTGGCGTTGGTGCGCTGGATGGTAACAGTGAAGTTGCCGAACCCGAACTAGCTGAGGCAGGGGGGCAATAGCCCTCCTGTCCTTGGCTATAACAAAATAAAATAAATAATATGTTAAAATCAAAAACATTGTGGACAGGGATCACAGGAGTAATCGGTGCATTAGCAGGATACATGACAGGGGATTTGGAACTAGGTTCTGCAATTAATGTCGGTATCACTTCATTGCTCGCTATTTTTGTGCGTCACGGCATTAAAACTGAAGCCAATAAATAAATGGGTTTAATCAAGGCGATAGCGACCTTGATAAATGCTTTTCCAGTTTTGGCGAAGCTATTAGCTCAGTTAAATGATGCTATAAAAGAAAAGAACGCGCGTGAAAGATATGAACAAAAGACTGATAGGATCGATGCTGCTATTCGTAATGTTAATAGCGATGGGATGTCAGCAGACTCAGTTCAATGGAGTGGATCGAATGTTGACCCACCCGGAGTTCAAGGCAGCGGCGAAAGCAGCACCACGTTTCACGACGGAAGTATTAAAAAAACTCGCTGAGTATGAATACGAATTGGAACGTAAATAATGCCAGAATATCTTACAGATGGAGATCAGGGTTTTGTCGGAGTAAATATGCGCCTCGATCCAGCGCAACTTTCTCCGGGTTTTTTATCTAGTGCTAAAAATAAAAGATTTGTAAATGGGGTTGCTGAAACCCGCCCAGGTGTAGTTCTTTTACCTTGGAGTAATAAATCCGGTTTGGATTATGAACACAAGGTTTATGCTAAAGATGATATTGTACGTTATAGTGGTAGGAAGCGGCGAATCTCTGGTGACACCAATACCGACACTAATGTTGCCACTGGTATAACAAACGGAACCTTTGCAACTGATTCAGTTTGGACAAAGGGAACTGGCTGGACAATCAGCGGAAACAAAGCCGCACGAACAGCAGTTAGTGCATCAAATTTATCCCAAGACATGGGGGCAACGGTTAATCATGTCTACTTTGTAAAGTTTACGTTGTCAGATTGTACTGCCGGAACTTTAAAATTATTCATAGGTGAAGATGGCACAAATCGGCCAACTTTTACTTCCAATGGAACTTATGAGTCTATTGTAACTTCAGCCGGGGCAAATCCTAATGTCTTGTTTTTTCAAGGTGATAATTCGTTTGTAGGTAAAGTTTCAAATGTAACTGTATCAGAACCCGCTAATGTTCAATTAACTGCTACACAAGGTGCTGTAAGTAATCCTTTAAAAGGCCCATATTTTATTCGTAACGAAGTAAATTCTGGAACTGTTAAAGCGCCTTTAGCTTCAAACAATGAAACAAATAGTGAATGGACTGAATTAAGTGGTCAGAGAGTTTTTTCATTTGGAATAGTTTATGGTGTAGGAGCGTTTTCTGATCCAAATAGTATTGAATATTTAATCGTTGCTGCAAGTGATGGAATTTATGTAAGCCGGGAAGGGATGGCCGCTTATAAATTAAATGGATTAATTGCTGATGGCCCGGTCACATTTGTTCAAGCATTTCATAAGGTAATTATGTTTAGAGGCGAAGATAAAGCGCCTTACATGATGAGTGATTTAAACATTGGATTTGAAGTTATTACTCAATCAGAAACAGATGAAGGTTTGGATGAAAATGATATTACCGGACTAGAACCAATTCCAAATGCTGATAATGGAATTTATTTTCAAAATAGAATGATTGTTCCGCATAGCCGGGATTTAGTTTCTGCATCAGATTTTTTAAACCCAACTCGGTATCAGCCTGTTCTGTCTTCATTTAGAATAAATCAAGGTAGTGCTGATAAACTTGTTGCTCTCCATAAATACGACAGAACAACAGTAATTTGTTTTAAGGAACAATCCATTTATGTAGTGCGCAATATTTACGGTAATATGGAGGATCTTGTTTTAGATCAATTAACAAGTGCCTATGGTTGTATTGCTCCAGATTCAATTGTTAGTGTCGGTAAAGATGTTTGGATTCTTT